AAAATACTTTAGTTATCAATATATCTAATTCATCATCATTCATACCCTTTGGTCTAGTTACTTTTACATCTTTAAAAACAAGGTTATCTTTTAAAACAAGTTCTCCATTGACAGGAATAGATTGTATATTTTCTAATAATATTTTTAATTCTTTAAAACCTTCACTACCACTAAATTGTTTTTTAAATTCAAATATGTTTCTTACACTACCATATTTCTCTTCGTTAATTAATCTTGCAACTTTAAGAACCTCATTAGTATTTACTACATTAAATATTTCTTTTGATTTATTTTGGATTTGTACTGTTCTTTCTTTAACAATACTATCATCTTGTATTAGAGTTTTTGCATAAGCAATCAAATCATTAGATGATATACCTTTGTTTGCTCTATAATAATCATACAGCTCTACTGATGCTTTTCTATATTTTTCAAATGCAACATTAGTCTTATCAGTTGTAATAATTCTTGTATCTTCATAACCAATCATTTTCTTAAGCATACTATCAGCTGCTTTGAAAGTTGCAGTTTGTCTTTTATCTTTTGCTAAAGTAAACTCTGACTTTTGTTTCCAAGTAATTTTTCTAGCATCCCATGCTGCTGTTATAGCTTCATCAGTTAATCTACCAGCTACAAGATCCTCTTCAAGTGCAAGATACATTTTAGGATCTGTAAAACCACCAGAGGTCTCTTCTTTTATTAAATCTTTTAATAATTCTTCTTTTGTAGTTTTGTCATACTTTCCTACTTCTTCTACTATTTTTTTTGCAGTTGCATAATCGTTATCTAGTTTTGCCTCATAGTACGCAATCTTTTGATTTTGTATAATGGATGCATAATCAACTTCTTTTGCTTTCTCTTCTTTTTCTATATCAGTAATAATATTATCTCTAAAAGTTCTAACTTGATTTCTAAATTCTATTTGTTCTTTTTCTGGTAAAGAGTTGTATATTTTTTGGTAGTCTTTGTTACCATTGAACAATCCTGTCTTTGCACCTTTAGCTAGTTCTACTGCCTCACTAGCAGAGATCTCTTCTCCAGGTTTATCATAGTAAGTTGTAAGATAATTTACTTTTTGTTTTATTACTTCTTTATCCCATGCAGCTGACCACTCATCTATTTTTTTATATCCTTTGACTAACAGCTCAACTGCTATTCTATCTTTTTCTTTTTTAAAGTGTTCATCTATATCTATTGTTTTTTCTAATACTGGATTATTTGGATCTGTATCATCATAAATTTTTATTTCACTACCATAGGCCATCATTGTCTTTGCAATATTGTTTACTGTGTTAGTTGCGTATTCAGTTATAGTTGCATCTTTTATAGCTTTTAATTTTTTTAGATTAGTTGCAGAATAACTATTAAGAGATGTGTGTGCCATTGTAGCTAGTTTTGCTTTTACTGTTACAGCTCCCTCGGCATCTATTTCTAAAAAGGATTGAGTGTAACCATTAACAATACTATTTAATTCTTTTTCAAACTCATCGGTACTCATTTCATTTAGAGTTGCTTTCTCTTCTAGTTTAGTAATAGCTTTACTCGCTGCTATTTGTACATCAGTTGCAAGAAAGTTTATTTGAGCATTTCGTAAAGTATTAGTGTAAACATTACCACCTTTAGGTAATAGTTTGTTTCTTTCATTTGGATCTGCATTTAAGTATTCACTTATTGTAAGTGGATTAGATGCAGCATATTCATAAGCATCAATCTTTGATTGCTCTTCTACTTTACCAACTGCAAACTTTAAAACATTATTAATTCTTGAGTTTAAATTATCTAATGATTGTGATTGAACTCTAAATTGTTCAAATCCTATTGATGGAAAATTATAGGCTTTTACATTTAGTCCTTCAAAGACTTTTCTTTTTGCCATTATGCTTTATCCTTTTTTTTTAGAATATCAATATCTGGAAAATCTAATACTGTTCCCTCAAATCCTCCAGCTGATGCTATTGTTCCCATATCTGTACCTAATCCAAATATAGCACCCATGATACCAGCTTGTTTTGCATTTTTACCAGCAGCTTTTAGATTTGCAAATTCTATTAATCCTAAATTATTTGCAAGTTCTTGATTGATTTGTGTAACTGAAAAATCAGTAGATCCAGATCGGAGTGATACTATTTGTGCAACCTCCATAGATCCCTCCATAGGCATAAAACCACTTGATCCACCTTTTGCAATCAACTCTGATAAATACTTGTTTGTTTCTTTTAAAACTTTAACACCATCCTCTTTAGCCTCAATTTCTTTTGATTTGTATTTTAATTTAGCAACATCAGCTTGACTATCATAATAAGCCTTTTGTGCTAGACCAGATTGATAAGTTGCGTATGCTTTACCAAATGATGCTACTACTGCTACTACTGTCCAAGGGTTCATTGTCCTACACTCACTTTAAATTCTATTCCCAATAATGTAAAAAATAATGGTTCAGATTGGGAAAATGTCATCTGACCATCTCTATCATATCCAAGCATTGGTTTCTTTCTTTTCTTTCCTGTAAAAAAATCTCCCGCTGTGAATAATAAATCATTACCATTTAATGTAAGATTTTGCGAGAGATATAAATTAGCAGTTGCCTCTACTATTCTTTTCTTTTGTGCCATGATGTTACCACTAGGTAATTTAAGTTCTACCGGTAAAGTCTTAACAGTAGGTGTATAGTTTATACCAATCTCTACATAAGTTGTTGGTACTGCATCTAATGTTATCTGACCAGAATTTACTACCTTATCATTTTGCATACTATCATCTGCAATAACCTTAACAGTTTTACCTTCAAGATGTGATAGTCCAGTTACAGTAGTAGTTGATGGTTTGCTGCCACCACTTAATAGTTTTGCACTATCAGTAGTGTTGTCATCATTAAAACATTCTACATAATACTTTGTAGCACTATTGATTGTTCTTTTTACTACAAAATAGATTTGATCTACATCTACTCCTACATTTACAAAAGTACCATCAGTTGTACTTAAACTTGGAGCAATAACATTCTGACCTCTTAAGATAGAGTAAGATGCAAGAGATCCATCAGTATCATTTACAATCAAAAGAAGATCCCCATCAGTAGTTGATGTTGCTTTACGCAAAGCCATATCTGATGGAGATTTCAGTAAGTGCGATGATAATAATGATATGTTGTTGGATATGTATGACAGCTCTACATCACTAAATAAAAACTCTCTTAATGATTTACCAGCTCTTTGAATAAATAATGTTCCACTTTCAGCACCAACTGGTTTGATACCTTCTTTGGATCCTCTTCTTGTTGCACCATTGATAACAACATTAGTAGGTGTAATAGGATCTAAAGTAGATTGAGGTAGAAAGAACTCTCCACCTTTTGTAAAGATCTGTAAGTCTCTACCAGAAAACATTCCTGTAATTGCATTGGTACTATCAGTAGATATTGTTACATCAATAGCATCATCATCTAAAGCCTCACCAGGATTGAAATCAAAGAACCTTGCAACTCTTGAACCAAAGATTGTATTTGGTCTTGATTTAACACCACCAAAATATAATCTACCTTCATGGAATGTAGTTGTTCTTGGATAACCTTTTGTACTAGACCAAGATGCCTCGTAACCACTTTCTAAAAAAGTTGAACCAGATGCTATTGCACTTGTATTAAAGAAAGGTATTTCTACTATTGCCTCTACTGATGTATTAGAAACAAATCTAGTTATTCTTGCTCTTCCTAAACCATCATTAGTTTCTACATATTGATCTACATGACTTGATGTAAAGAAAGATCCTCCAGCAGTAAGAGTAATATTACCATCAACAGCTGATGGAGTTATTGTTTGATTGATTGTAGTTGTTGAAATAGTAAATGCATGATTTGGTATATGGTCAAATGTAATATCAGTTATAGTCCAACTAGAATGAGATGCACCTCTGACTAATTGTTTTGGAGCCATATCTTCTTGTACTAAAATTAAAGTATCAGCTGATTGTGTATGATCTAATGTTGCAAGTGTAGTAGATCCTATCGTTGTTGTTAAATAATCATTACCACTTGAGTTTATGTTAGTTACTAATTCTTTATCTTTAAAAATATAAATTCTATTATGTACAAACAAAAGCATATAACTTTGTGTTGTAGAAAATTCAAAAGGTACAAGTTTCATTCCATTTTGTGGATTAGCAGCACTTGGTACTTCAAATAAAAATTGTAAGCCAGGTCTCCTTTCTATACCACCCTGTGGTTGGATAAGTACATTACGAGCTTGATCTAATGCATTGTAATATTGATTGATGTCTATTCTTGATTTTAATAATGGATCTACCTCACCGGTAGTAAAGTTTGATTGTATAGTTACAGCTCTGCTCATCTAACATCTGTCAATGGGAAATCTACTATTGCATAATTTGGTTTACCTCTACCATCTATATTACATGCCTGGCGAAAATACCCACCCCTTCCATTTTCAGTTAATGAACCCAAAGCTACACCTCTCCAGTATTCTGCCTTTGTGATTTGGTCTGTTACTGGTTCAGCTAAATGCCAGGCTAACATGTAAACTAAAAGCTGTACAAAATAATTAGGCATCAAGCCTTCGGATACGACACTTGATATATAATCTATATAAATATTTTCCTCGTTAGTTGCTATTGCCGGACCAGAACTTGTATAAACTAATTCATAGTTTTGGATTGGCAGCACTCTAGTTGAGCTTGAATTATAAACTTGTAGAGCTGTACCACTTACAGCAGTTGATGGTAAAGGGTATAAGTAAGTCCATTCATTGACTGGAGTTGATGATGATCTTGCTAGTTGTTCTTTTACTAGAGCAAAAGACCATGGATATAATGATAAAGTTTTTCCTTTGATTGTTTCATAAATACTATTAGCTACTCTTGCAGCATCGTTAGTAGTATCAGAAAATGATGAGATTGTATCAGATCCTAATAATACTAATGCTTGGTTTACGATAGTTACTTTTGTATCTCCACTTGCCATAGTATTGCCTCAATAAATGAAGAGGCCTCTTTTGAAGGCCTCCCCATGTTTTGTTGATTAGTCGCTATCAGTAGCAGATATAGCTGTACCATCACCAATATCAACAACACCACCGGTGTTGCTAACTACTGGGTGTAACGAAAAAGTCGCTGTTCCACCAGTATCGCCATGGATATAAATTATATCCCCAACTTTTAACAATCCAGATACATCATTGAAGTATCCTTCTGCGTCAATAGCTGTTTTAGCATCAGTTGATGTGTAGCTCCACATTTGAGGAGCATTACCAGCTTTTGCTTGACCACCAATAGGTTGTAGTCCTGTTTTATCAAACGCCATAATTATTCTCCTTCTTATTAGCTTTCATCAGTTGTTATTTTTACAATGCCATCTGGGTCTATTGCAACAGCACCAGCTGAGAACATGCTATTTACCAAGAATGATGTTTTTTCTGGTACATAGTTGACCTCTGTTTTTTGTGCCATGTTTACAGCCATACCGACTGCACCTCTATGGAACGCAAAACAAGTTCTGTCGTTAGTAGCCAATGGTAAACCACCTTCATCTCTATCGCCTAGAACATAAAATCTAAAGCCCAAGAAAGTATTTATTTCACCCGAAACGAGTGCCTTAATACTTGCAAAATCTCCAGAGATTGCTCTCTCATCAGCTAGTAATCCAGATAATGAGTTTGCGTGGATGATGATGTGTCTATCATCAAATGGAACATTTTTAGCATCCATAGCTTTTTTAGCAGCTATTAGCTTTCCAACATTCAGATTTGAGTTTGCAGCTGAACCAGATGTAACTACATTTTTCGCTACAGTTCCAGTACCAGATGCAGCATTGACAGCATCTATTATAAGTTGGTCCATTCTTCTACCGATTGCTTTCGATACAACTTGGACTAACTCTTGCCTTTCATCAAAGTTTACCTTCGCTTGGTGGAAGATGTCCGAGTATTCAGCAGCATTGAAATCACTCATTGTAGCTGTAACTTGAGAATAAGTTACATTCAATGGAGTAACATCTGTCTGTGGAACTCTAGCCGTAGCTGACCCCTTACCAAGTTTTGGAAACTTGTATGTTTGCCCTTGTACACCTTGTCTTAGCCTTACACATCCCAAGATTGAACTTTCACCTTGGTATGCTTGTTTTACCTCAGCATCAAACAGAGTAACAAAAGCATTAGTTATTGATTGTGCCATGTTTTCTCCTTTAGTTTAACACATTTATTTACTTTATTCGCAGTTGTCTGGTAAAATAGCCAGGCTGACAGTAGTGTACTTTCACACTTGTCAAAAGGCCAAAAAGAAATTTTGGTTGTCTCCGATTACAAAATAATCGTTTTCTAATAAATAATCAAGTCTATATTTCGCCAGTATTTACTTTTCCTGGAAAGGCTCTTGCGAATTGTTGTTCTACCTTTCTACGAAAAGCTGGATCTGTTTTATACTTGGGATCTGCAACTAATTCATACAGCTCATCATTAGATGGCATACCATCAACATCTACTGGAGATGTAGGTATTGTTTGCTCACCATAGTATTTTCTTATCTTATTGAGTGCATTGATACCATTAGCAGTAGCAGCAAAGATCTTAAACTCATTAAAATCTTCATCTGACCACACACCTTTAGATACAAGACCTTGACCCCATTTCTTGATACCATCAATAATTTGTGGAGCATTTGGTCCTAAAGCCTTTGTCTCTTCCTCAATATTAATACTTTCTGCCTCTTCTTGTTGTACTGATAATTCTTTAAACTTATTAACAAGATTATCAAATGCAGCTTGAGTTGGTTTGTTTTCTTTAGCCCAATCTACAAAATATTGTTTTAGTTCATCATCATCATCTACATCTTCTAAAGCAGTTACATCATATTCTTTAGGAGCTTTGTGTTTACCCATAGAGAATTGTTTTTGTAGTTCTTTGTATGAATTGTTTAACTCTTCTACTTTTACACCAGATTTTTCATCCCAAAATTTATTTTCTAAATATTCTGGTTTCTCTAAAGTTTTCTCTTCCTCTTTAGTTTCTACTGGTTGTTGAGGTCTTATCTTCCTTCATCTTCTTTCCCTTCCTTTT